GGTGCGCAAACGCGCGAGTTTTCGCTAGGGTATGGCGGGCGGCTTTAGTTAACTCATTGTTTCATATTCGGTTTTTTGGATTGGTGCTCTCTTGAGCTGGGCCAACTACGACGACGTGCTGGAGCAACTGCACGACGCGGGCCTGCGTGATGTCGGCGCGCTGTTCGCGGTGGGCACGCCGAAACCTGTGCGCTGCTATGTCGAGGGGCGCGATCGGGAACGGCGCGGCTGGTTTTGGCTGCATGAGGTGATGCTTGGCGACGATGACGGATCTCCTACGCCGCACCTGGTTGGGACATTCGGCATCTGGCAGGCCAACGACGCCGGCACGCAAAAAATCCAGATTCGGCGCAACGGCAAACGCAAAGCGCTGGACAAGGCGCAACGCGAGGCCATCGCACAGCGGCAGCGGGAACAGCAGAAGCTGCTCAAGGCGCAGCGCCAGCGCGAGGCGGAGGTGGCGAGTCGCAAGGCGTCGCACGCCTGGCGCCAGTACCTGCCGACCGGCCATTCGCCGTATCTGGAACGCAAGGGCGTGCAGGCGTTTGGTCTGCGCTTTTCGCCATCGCAGAACGGCACCGTCGCTGTGCCGATGGCCGATCCGGCCGGGCGGGTGTGGGGCTTGCAGATCATCCGCGGACCGGATCGGCGCAAGGGCCAACTCGAAAAAGAATATTGGCCCCGTGGTCTGGCCAAACAGGGCCACTATCACCTGATCGGCGGCACGCCGGCCGGCCTGGTTTTGATCGCGGAGGGCTACGCCACCGCCGCCAGTCTGCACCAGGCGACCGGCTACCCGGTCGCTGTGGCATTCGATGCCGGCAATCTGCAGCCGGTGGCGGTCGCGCTGCACAAAACGTATTCGCGCGCCAAAATCCTGATCTGTGCCGACGACGATTACCGCACCGAGGGCAATCCGGGCGTATCCGCCGCCAGCGCGGCCGCGTTGGCCGTCGGCGGCAAATACCTCGCGCCGGTGTTTTCTGAGCCGCGGGCGACCGAAGGCGCAAAAGGTCCAACCGATTTCAACGATTTGCACCAGGCCGAGGGCCTGCATGTGGTGCGCGCGCAGGTGGATTCCTTCCTGGCTGAATCCGGCTGGATCGCACGCGAGGAGCAAGGCGCGCGGGTGGCGCTCTCTCGGGGGAGCGGGGGCGGGCGGTTGGCGCCACTACTGACGATCGACGAGGCGGTGGCGCGCTACTGGGGCACCTACGGCATGGGCGGCAAAACCCTGTTTGATGAACAAGAACGGCGGCTGGTGCACCGGGACGACGTGTTTAACCTGCTGCCGCCGCGCTCCTGGGACGAACTGCGCCGTCATCCGCATTGGCGGGTCGCGCGTGAGTCGGAAATTGGGTTCGATCCGACCGGCGAAGATGAATCGGTACTGTGCAATCTCTACGGAGGTTTCCCCAGCGAACCCAAACCGGGGAGTTGCGACCGGCTGCTGGAGCTGCTGGCGTACCTGTGCAACAACGAGCACAACGGGCGCGAGCTGACGGACTGGGTGCTGAGATGGTTGGCCTACCCGCTGCAGCACATTGGCGCGAAGATGCAGACCGCCATCGTCGTCCACGGACCGCAGGGCACCGGCAAGAGCCTGATTTTTGAAGCGGTGTGCAAAATCTACGGCGAATACGGGCGCATTTTGGGGCAAGAGGCGCTGGAGGATAAGTACAACGCCGACTGGGCAGAAAAAAAGCTGTTTATCCTGGCCGACGAGGTGTTAGCCCGCTCCGAAATGTTTCACATTAAAAACCGGCTCAAGAGCTTCATCACCGGCGACACCATACGGGTGAATCCGAAATTCGTGGCCGCGCACAACGAGCGCAACCACATGAATATCGTATTCCTCAGCAACGAACGCCAGCCGGTGGCTCTGGAAGGCGACGATCGGCGCCACTGCGTGATATGGACGCCGCCAAAACTGCCCGAGTCTGTCTACGGAGGCGTGAAGGAAGAGATGGACAACGGCGGTATCGCCGCGTTTCACGACTATTTGCTCAACCTCGACCTGGGTGATTTCAAACCATGGACCAAACCGCCCATGACCGGGGCGAAGGCTGACCTGATCCAGCTCGGCCTATCCAGCGAGGAGCGGTTTATCGCCGAGTGGCGCAACGGCGAGGTGGACGGCATCAACGGGGAGCCGATGCCGTTCTGCCCGTGTCTCGGATCTCAACTCTACGACGTGTACGCCGCTTGGTGTCGGCGTAACGGCGAACTGCGGGCGCGCCCGTCCAAGGATTTCATCAACTACTTGAAAAAGCTCCCGGGCTGGCGCGCGGCAAATTCCGAGGCGACCTACCGCAATTTTCAAGATCGGACCTACAAAAAGCGAAAAATGGTGATTCCCAGCGATGCGGACATGGCCAGCGCGGCAAAAACCGGCCGCGCGCAGGCGGAACTGCTGCGAAAACCCGACGAAAGCAAGACCGAATGGCTCACACGGGGATTTTTTGCCTTCCAAAACGCCATTCAGGAGGATTTTTAGATGCGCAACTTATTGATTCCACTGAATTCCACGGGTCATTCCACGGCAGAATGCACGCAAGTCATTGATTCCACTTATTCCACGCCTTCCACGCCTCGCGCGCGTACGCGCGACAACAACAACGTACACGCTAAAACGCGCGTGTCTCGCGCGCGTATATATACCCGTGGAACCCGTGGAATTGAGTGGAATCAAGGTACTTACGGGTGGAATGAGCCGTGGAAAACGGTTTTCTGCCGTGGAATGACCGATGCCGGCTTGGTCGGGGCGGTTTGACATGCACCGGATCGACACCGCTCCCGGCAAAACCGGCCCGTTTGCGCCGCCGGCCGACTGGAACGGCAACGCTGACGCGTACCGCGGTCTGTTGCGCGATCTGTGGCGCCTGGACACCGCGGCGCGGCAGCAGATGGGTGTTGTGGCCCGCCGGCTGGCCCGGGTGGCGTTTCACGGCCCTTACGCCGAGGAGGCGCAGCAGGTGGCGGAGGCGATCGCGCAGCGACTGCAGGAGGCCGCCCGTGACGACTGAGACCTATGCCGCGTTCGCCCGGCGCCTCGGCGTGAGTAAGGCCGCTGTTAGCCAGTGGAAGGCGGCCGGGCGCTTGGTGCTGGTCGACGGCCGGGTGGATGTCGAGGCCAGCCAAGCGCGTTTGGCGCAGACCAAGGGCGGGCGCGACGATGTGGCCGACCGCCTGGCCGATGAACGCGCTGCGCGCAACGGCGACGCGCTGGACGCGGAGGATGTTAAAAGCGAGCGCGCGCGCGCCTTGCTGGAACGCGCGCGCAACGAGGCGCGCATCAAGGCGGCGCAGGCCGACAAGCTCGAAATGGAGCGCGACGCCCTGGCCGGCGACCTGATCGCCAAATCGGACGTGGATTACGTGCTGGACGATTTCGGCGCCACCCTGCGCCAGATCCTCGACGGCCGCGCCGAGCGCATCGGCGCCATGCTCGGACTCACCTCGTCGCAGATCGTGGAGCTGGCTGAATCGGACGAACGAATTCTCGGCGAGATGGCGCACAAGTTGGAGGAACGCGCCAAGTTGGCACGCAAAGCGGAGGCGTCGGCATGAAATGGACGTGGGTTCTGCTGCTGTTCGGCGGGATTCTCATTGGCGCCATTGGCGCGGGTATCGGCAACGACCGGGTCATGGTGCGCACGGGCAACGTTTCAGTGCTGATTGTTGCGCTGTGTGCGAAATAACGCCCCTATGAACGCGCGACGCTCGGTGCAACGTGGAGCGCGCAGTGGTTACGACGTCGCGTTGCATGAATTGTTAGGCATAAAAAAACCCCGGACACATCAAAGAGCGGTGATCCGGGGCCGTGTTGAGGTAATTATGAATAGTAACGGCAGTAAAGTAAAGCCCAGTGCAAGGCTTGTAAGAATTGAACGCGCCAAAGGCAATAAGAAAATCAACGCTCGCCATCATGGCATCGACTGGCATCCAATGTGGGAAGTCGTTGTTATTTTTGATGAGCATGCAGAAGCGAAAGAGTTTTTTGATTCGCTGCATGAAGGTGGCATTTGTGATGCCTAACGGGTGGCGATAACCGGACGCGGTTTTTGCGTTCCGCGTTAATTGGCGGGTTATACCGCCGAACTGGAGAACACAAATGATTGAATTGAACGCCGATTTCTCTTTCGAACGTGACACCTATGGTTGGCAACTGCACCAGTGGCGTGATGGGAAAGACAAGAAGGGGCAACCCAAACGGCAGAAGACGACGACTTATCATGCCAACCTGCACCAGATTTGCAGCACGGTGATTGATCGAACTGCCGGAAACTGCCAGAGCATGGCGGAACTGCAGGCCCTGCTGGTGAATGCTGAGGACATGCTGATCGAATACGTCGAGAGCAAGGCGGCATAACAAGGCATTAACGCGCCCACCCCATAGATCAATACACATTCATAACCCAAAAATGCCCCGCCCCAGCCGCGCCCACTGCTACGCCCGCCTCACCGCCGCCGTGCGTCCGCGCGAACGGCTAAGCGTTTCGCAGTGGGCCGACCGGCATCGCATCCTGACCACCAAGCAATCCGGCGTTCCCGGCCGTTGGCGCACCGCCGTCAATCCGATGTTGGCGGAAATCATGGACTGCCTCGGCGTCGCGTCGCCGGTGCGCGAAATCGTGGCGATGAAATCGAACCAGGCCGGTGTGACCGAGGCCATGATCAACAGTCTAGGTTACGTCATGCACCACGCCCCCGGTCCGGCCATGGTCTTGATGCCGACCCTGGCCGACCGCGACACCTGGAAATCACAGAAGCTCAACCCGTTGCTGCAGGACACCCCCGCCGTGCGCGATTTGCTCGGTGGCCTGCGCTCGCGCGACGCGGCCAACCGCCAGGACCTGATCGATTTCCCCGGCGGCATCCTGTTTCTCGCCGGGGGCAACAGTCCGAAC